TACGCTATTCTCCAGCCAATGCAGCATCTGGCTTTAGTCAACTTATATACAACGGTGTAAGAAAAGCAATGGGAAAGGAAGTTACTCCGGGTTCTATGCAAAGAGCTAGGCAAGCGGCTGCAGAGGGAATTGTTGGATCAGCCGCACTTGTAGCCGCTATTCACTACAGAGCAAACAATCAAGGAACCTCTTACAATATTGTTAGATCAGGAAACAATTCTTATGACATACGAGCAGCATGGCCTTTAGGTTTTTACCTTTTTGCAGCAGATTTTATTGTAAAATGGGATCAGGGAACTTTAAGTAATTTGGAAATTAAAGATTATGCAGAAGGTCTTTTTGGTTATGGAGGTCGAGCAGGTATGGCAGGATACGAAATATGGCAAGGGATGACGGGTCTAGCTGAAGCTGTACGTCCTCTTGCTACTAAATCAGATGGTTGGTGGGATTCTGTAGAAGGGGAAAAGGCAGGAGAAAATTTAGGTAAAATACTTATGTCATATTTGGGTAGAGGATTAACACAGGGAAGAATTATTGGTGATATTGAAAGAGCTTTTAGTAAAGAAGAAGCCATGATTAAAGATCATAGACAATACGAAAGTCAAGGTTTTGGAGGAAGATTTGTTGAATCCTTTACGGGAACTTTTGAAAGTCAAATGCCTAGTCTTGGAATATTTGGAACAGATGCACCTCCACGTAGAACACCGACACGGGCAGGAAATATATATAGACAGGGAACTATATTAAAGCAATTTTTTGGACTTACAAAAGTTCAGACACCAACAGATTATGAAGAAGAACTTAAGGTTTTAAATATAGAGAACATTAACATATATCAACCGACAAGAATTGGTCAGTTAGATACTGCTGTTCAAGGAGAGATAGGAGAAATGCTGCCTAGAGTAATGACCTCTCTTATTAATAGTGAGAGATACATACAGGACACACAAGCAGGAAAAAAAGAACGAGTATTGAATACACTTAAAGATCAAGTAGTTAATCCTGCTCGTATTATTGCAAAAGCAAAATTAATGGGTACAGATCAAGGCCCATATGTTAAAGAAGCGGATTGGAGAAATTTATCTGCTAATGAAAGAAAGATAGGTAACGAGTATGCACTATCTAGGTATGGAATGACATTTGAGAAAAAAGCAAGGTTGGCTGATCCAGCACAGGCAATAGGAATTTGGCTCGAAGCTGTAGTTATGAGTAAAGGATTAGCTAAAACCAAACGTTAAATAAGCATACCATGTATGTCGTTATTTTTTTTAACGACTATCTCCTGATCCTCCAAGAGTTCCTCTTTGCTTTCGTCCCGACAATTTGTTTGCATTCTCCGTAGCTATTCTCCCCAACGACAATCCCAAATCAGATGCTAACGCAGCACAGTACCACAACACATCTCCTAGCTCGTGTGATATTTGTTCTCGCCAGTCAGGAGGCGCGTTTGCTTGCCCGTCACGCACGATCTTCTTGACCTTGTTTGCAACCTCTCCTGCTTCCCCTGTCAATCCTAATGCTGGATACATAACACCAGCACTCTTAGGATAGATAGCGGTCTTCTTTGCTTCTTTTTGATAGTCATCAAACGTCAAGCTAGTTCCCTTCTTTTCCATAAATTTATCAGCCTCTTGTTTTAAGTTCATTCAAATTCTCAAAGTAAGCTTTATTATATCCACGCTGCCATTCTTTAGCTTGCATGGTGTAGTGAGGGTATGGATTTGATGTAACAATAATTGTTTTTCCATTAGATAATTTCTTTAACCACTGTCTCTTTTCTTTAAAGGCTTTGAACCCACGCTCAAACTGAAGCTTGAGTGGAGGAATAGAATACTTTTCATAGTATCGTTTGCTACGGGCCATTTTCTAAGTCCTTAATCTTTAGGTTGTAACAGTCTGCTTGAACTTTATAATTGTTACTGGGATCGACTGTACCCTTCTTCATAAATCGTGCCTTGTCAAAGAAGCTATCTTTGTTAATTGTACCTAAGTACCACCCAACTGTCAAGTCTTTTTTGACGCGCACAAATGCATAGGAATCACACTTCTGTTTAGTATTGTACTTAGCAATGCTACAATCATAATCAGGCAGAGGAGCAACAGATGTTTGTTTAGTCTTGACATCTATGCGTTTACCGTCAGGCATTAGAATGTCATACTCATATGTATTCTGCCACTCACCCCCCAAACATTGTAAGGCTATCTGCTCTCCAACAAACCCAGCTATGTTACCACTACCTCTAATTATAGAGTTCTTAAGAACGCCCATCTCTGCTGATTTAGAACGGGCTTTATCAATCATGTCAAGAGTTATTTCTACTTCATTCATTTGATTACTCCTATGCTGCCTGTATGTCAACGACTTCACACACTCCTGCACTACATGCTAAGTCCTGTGCTCCTGTTGTAGTGTCCTCCTTTTCATACTCAGCCAAACGTTCCCAATCTATGCTATTTGGCATTTTCTTTTGCAGGTCAAGGTATTCTTTTTTATCACAGTCTTGATAAGGTGCTTGCTTATATATGTGCTCATCAAAAGGTAAAAAACTTATGCCCGATACCTCCTCAAAATGTTTGTACACCCATGCTCCTACCTCCAGCCATTCATTTTCCCGCACACTCACAGTGATGCTTGGCTTGTGCTCACACCAATGTCTTTGATACAGAAGCCATAACTCTAGCTGCTCTACAGCAGTTCTATCATTGCGGCTGATGGCGTCAACAGGTGAAGCAAAAGGAAAACTGAACACTGTAGTGCTTTCCGGCTTACCCGCATCCGCTTCTGCAGGAACTCCACTGTCAATCATAAATTGTGTCATAGGGTCTTTGTTATCCGCACGTACTGTACGTACATAGTATGGGCTGTGTCTTGCATGTATACCACTTGCGCTGTCTACTAATTGAGACACTGTACCACTAGGTTTGACACATGTTATTGCGGTAGAGGCGGGAATACCCAACTGCTTTGCTGTACTTTTATTTGTGTGTATGGCTTGTTTCTTTAAGTCTTCCAGTATTCCTGCCAAACCTTCTTTAGCAAACAAAAGAGGGTTATCCATGATGCCTGTCAAGCTAACACCCAGCAATCTCTCCTCCTCTGTGTTGCGTTTCCAGATAGCCCTTAAATATTTAAAATTTGTAAGACAGGATTGAAAGGTTCCAAGTATCGTGGCTTGCCTAACTTTTTTATTTAATGATTGAGCCGTATCATGAGAGCGAACCACCACCTCAGATAGATTACAGAACTGATACGGGCGTAGAATAATTTCTGAGCAGGGATTAGTACCCCACACGTGACCCTCTTCTCGCCTTCCAGTCTTTATGACCTGTGTGTTTGCTGCTGCTCTATTAAATATACCACGTTCACCCGACTTACTTTCGTACAAAGCTAACCACTCACGCAGGAATGTACCCATCTCTGGCGTACCCTTATAGGTTACACTATTGTTTGCTAAACTTCGTTGCGGCTCGTAGTCGTACCACTTTCCTGACTTAGCATGACGCATCTGATCATCGCCTAAGTTAGACAGAGATATGAGTGCGCTTCTTCGTACGCCACCAACAACAACGACATCCCCAATCTTACACATAATATCGTGGCACTCTATAGGATAGAGCCTACGCCCTGCAGCACCCGAAAACTTTGAGATACAGAAATGAAATAGGTCTTCAAGAGGTCCAGCACCCGATGCCCTACCGCCAAATGTCTTAAGCCTAGCACCAGCAGGTCGGACTTGCGACACGTCCCACTTCGGTATCTGACCTGCGTACAAACAGGCAAGCAATTCACGCAAAGATTTTACCCAGCCTATGCGACTATCGTCTACAACAATCGTTGTATTACTGTAATTAAATGTTTCGCTTACTATTGGTAACTTTTCTACATGATCTCGTTCTACACTAAAGCCTACTCCCGTACCATTCATCAGAACGTACATAGCCTCATCAAACGCACGAGGATTATCTATGGGTAGGTAGGAACAGTTGTATGCACCTACATTGCAACGATCTAGTGCTGGCCCTGCCGTCATAACGGCTCTCATGCTTGGCATAATCTCTAGCCCTATGACAGCTTGCTCAAGCTCCCTTCTCAATTCTTTTGATAGTTTGTAGGAATGCTTTTTTTCCAATACACTTTCCATGTAATCGAAGTACCGGCATACCGTTTCTACCCATGTTTCTCGTCTGCCCTCCTCCTCATTCCATCTCGCGTACCGTGACATGGCAATGAAATTTTGATAACTCGTAGGTAAAACATTGCTCATTTATTTATTCCTTCCTGTATAACATTAATTCTATTAATTACCATGCCGTCTATGTCGTAAAAATGTTCGCGCAAAGACTCCTCAATTTCATCCGACACGTATCCATCTACCGGCATGGGGTATTCTTCAGTATCAATATTTAATGTCATCAGAATTTTAACAATCATTTTACCATTCTTTCAATAATTTATTTAAGTACCATTGTGCTTTCAGCAAATCCTTCTTAGGTTCTGACAAGTGTTTGTGACGATACCTGCTAACGTACTTTAGTATGTTACCCTTAAGGTATCCCTTAAACTCCTCATCAGACATAGACTGTTTAATTAAATCTATTGTTTCCAGCCCATTCGTATTATAGTGTGAGGGTTTATTCACATCAATATCCCATGAAACGTCTGAAGGTATAGGGTCACTATCTGCTACGTAGGGAAAGTCTTCTACTTTATCTGTTCTGACAGTCGGTCTGTACTGTTCCTTAATCATGCTAGTGTCCCTTCTTTGGATTAAAATCTATCTTGATAACATTATTCTCTGTGCTAATAATCTCTGCCCTTCTGAGGCCACCATTAAGTTTTTTCTTTCCCTCTTCTGCATACTTTTCATTTACCATCCATGCTGCCATCTCTCTTATAGTATCATGCTCCTCGTAGATAGGCACTGATGCACATATCATTTGGCAAAAGAATAACAGTGCTTCCATCTCTTCCTTACCTAAACAGGTATCATCAGAAGATATTATATTTATTTCTACCTGTCCTGTCCAGTTAAAAGAATCATTCAGTCGAGGAGTTATTTGTATAAGAAAGTCTTCATCGTTTATGTGTTCACTTTTCACTTGAGTTTCCTCTTCATTCCTTTGAATTTCACAAATGCAGATACACTTTTCTTTTTACGTTCCTTCAACCAATCTTCCGGTATTATTCTATTGTGATACACAAAGTCATATTTTGTACACCACTCTCCATACGTAGACTTAGCTCCCTTTCTAAGTTTGCGTCTGCTATTTTCAAATACAAAACGAATGTCAAGTTCTGGATGCTGTCTTCTAATATATAAATGCTTGCGCCTGTCAGCAGCAGTAAACATACCCTTAGTTTCAATAATAATATTGTTACTCAGCACAAAGTCGGGAGTGTAGGTCCGGTAAGCTAAGTCTTCCCACTCTATTTTTATACTCTCGTACTTATATTTTATATAAAGATTGTCGAGATATTGGGAAACTTTGTGCTCTAGACCGGACCTATACCCGTGCTTACGCGCAGCTATAAATTGCCGTGCGTCCACCTATGCCGCCTCCTCTTCTATATAAATATAGTTTACCATCTTAGGACTAATCGCCTGTGATTTCAGCATTGGTTTCTGTTGTAAAGAAGGCCAACAATCTTTTCTGTAATCACAGAAACCACATGTTTTATTTAGAATCTTATTGCCAGTAGGCTTGCCCCTAAAAAATTCAGTCTCTGCCTCAAAGCATCTTTCAAACACATTATGTTCAAGGGTCTTTAAGGAAGAGTTGATTTTACCACACTCTTTCTCAATGTCAAGTCCCGTAGCGGGAACATATTTGAAATCTCCGGTGGCTTTATTGATGACCCACCAACCTCCTGCCTTTTTTCTTAGCCCTTTAGCATAACCAGCTAACTGTGCTACGTAACCAAAGTCATCCATCTGAGACAGCTTATCGTAAGATTCAAACTTATTTTTGTAAGACCAAGCAGATGCAGACTTTATGTCATCAACAGCACCATCTATACTTATGTCCGCTGTACCAGAAACAGTAACATCATTGTCAAACTCTACCGTTGTCTTCTCGTTTTCTTCATACTTAACACCTGCCTCTGTAAGTAATCCCTTAAACACAGCCTCAACAATATCCCCTATCATCATGTTCATTACAAATGTAGTTGCTCGTGGCATGGCTGTGTCGGGTTTATTTTTTTCATACCATAGCTGGCATGTTGGTCTTCCCACATTAGACATACGTGGCTTAAACGTACCTCGCTTTGACCCCCTACCAAACTGGCGGAACAATGCTGCTCTAATGTCTTCACACACTTTATTAATAGTATCCTCAGACATGTCTGTGCCTTTACCTTTTGCGTCCTCAAGGTATTGATGCACCGCCAGTTCAGCAGGATGGTTCATTATTATTCTCCTTTCTCAGTCTTCGTTGTAACGGGGGCGTCAATTTCTTTCTCTTGTGCTGCTTGATATTGAGCAACCTCTTGCTGTGCAGCATGAATGAAAGAGTGTACCTCTCTATACGGTTTAGTTGCCAAGTAATTAATTATGGCTTCTAGCAAAGATGTTGAGATCATTGAAGGGTTTCTTCTGTGGTACTCTCAATGTTTACAAACTCTTCAACAATATCCAGAGCTTGATCATCTGGCAAATCCCATGCTGAGTTTAGCTCATTGCTATGCCTGTTGTTGTCACTCCATGACGAGAGAATGTACTCATTGTAGTTTTTAATCCAATCTAAAAAGGATGCGAACACGGTTTGATCAGACTCCTCAATATTGATTGTGTCCGACATGTCCAACTCTACGTCAGGAACATAGTAAGAATTACCATTAGGCAATTTACGTTCTGCCGTTGTAGCGGTAATGCGATGCTGCACAGGCAGTCTCTTATTCTGAAAGAGCGTTTGAAAAGGAGCACCCATAGTCTTGAACGCTTCCCTATTATCCACCTCCCAGATGAAAGGAACTTCATCCACATCAGCAGGTTCGCCTTGCATATCTATAGGATCAACCATCTGTATGGTGCCAAACACAACACGCACACGCTTGATCTGACGAATTAGATTCTGCATATCTTCAGGCAATGCTTTGAAGTCCTCAATATACCCAGCCGGTTTACCACAATTGAACTTGCCGGAATTATCCTTCAGATCCATGTTCAATGTATCTGCCATCACAGTTTTAACAAAGGCATTTTTTGTGTCACCAGTACCCTTCACAAAACGCTTGTGCATAAAGCGTTGCATGTATGGACGAATACTAATTTCAGAAGAGAAGTATGCTTGTTCTGTATCGGGAAACTCTAGCTTATAGGTTCCTCCTTCAACAACTTCCACGTTAACTTTCTTTTTGTTTACCTCTGCTATACCCATCACTGGGCTATGGTTAATCTTCAGCCGTGCAAGAGTACTCTTGGATTTGCTACTAGTAAAAGCCTCTCCAGAAATACCCATAGCTTTAGCCATTTCTTCGTAGTTTCCTGTATCAATAGTTGTTAAGCTCATTTGTGTATTCTCCTTCTTTTTTCATAAAGCTTGCAGTTATATCACGATATCGCTTTGGTGTCAAGCCAATTGTTTCCAATCTTTGCTTCAAGCAACAGAGGAACATTAAAGTCCACGCCCCACTGCCGAAAGATTAAAGAGTGCAAAGATTGATTAGTACTTTCTATAATTTTTACAACATACTCTTCCTCCTTTGGATGAACATCTACGACTATGCTATCATGCACTGTGTTTACAATACAAGATTGTTTACTCTCTAATAATTCCTCCATGTATAGTAATGCCAACGGAACTATGTCCGCTGTAGCAAAAGATTGAACTGGATAATTCTTGATTTGTGTAAAGTGAGTTGGATCACCGTTCCACCTGCGAGTTATATGAGGAAATGCAAACTCTCTGTGTGAGGGTGTCTTCACTACACCTGTGTTTAATGCTTCAGAGGCGAGGCGTGAATGCCATTCAGATATACCTTTGTACTTGCTCACGAAGTGTCTGTAATAAGCAGCCACGCTCTCTCCTCTGCCGTAACCAGTAGCTCCATACAGAGGTGCAAACGTATGAGCCTTTGCTTCCTGTCGAGTGGTAGGCAGTCCCGCATCCGATATAACTTTAGCTGTGTAGCTGTGCACATCAAAGCCTTCAGACACCTCTCGCATAGCTGTCTCATCCTGTGACAGAAAGGCCGCTGTTCTAAACTCTAGCTGTGCAAAGTCAGCCTCAAGTATTCTACCTCCGTCAAAGCGAGATACAAACACACGCTTAATAGGAAAGGTTCCTCCACGTGGCATGTTCTGCATGTTGGGGTTGCGACCACTGAACCTGCCTGTAGATGTCATGTGCTGTGTTAGCTGCACGTGCAACATACCATCAGGCTTAGTGAATGATTTTATACCGTCAACAAATGCAGACAGGTATGTATCAAGAGCACTTAACCTTCTCACATTTCTTAAGAATGTAGCTGCGTCTACCATATTCTTGCCCAATGCTATGTGCTCCAACATCTCAAGATTAGTTTTACTGGTAGTAAATCCATGTGCACTTACCCACTTAACATTTGGTGCGGCGAATTTAAGTCCGGCTAATTGATTTGTTGGTTTAAATAAATAGCCTACGCCACCACAAACTATACATTTAGTTAGGCGAGCAAATGCAGAGCCATCCTTTTTAGTCCTGCGTACCTTACCCCCACCATAACAAGACGAACATTGAACAGCATGAGACTTGTAAACTTTATCGGACAGATTGTTGACCATTTTGTTGAAGTCTATTTTCACCATGCCATGTGTAAATTCCCCCGCCCATTTCTTTTTATCTTTTGGTTTGCGAGAATAAATTACCGACGACAATTGTTCTGGAGAGTTTAGATTAATAGGAACATCACCCATTAACTCTGCTATTTGAATGTCTAATGCTTCCTCTAGCTCTGCCTTCTCGTCCTCAAATTCCAGTCTTACTCTATCTAACTCACATTGATCTATCTTAAATCCGCGTTGATAAATATGGGCAAGAGAGACAGCCACTTTATTAGACAGAACAACAGGCTCCATGAGCATAGAGTCGGGGTCAGTGCTTAATCTTTTATACAGTGTGTTACATAACTCCTGTGTAGCGTGAAGATCAGCACTTAGATACGCACTTAATTCATCGTGTGGTATATCTGCAACAGACACTCCCTTAGACAGATACTCTTTAAGAGTGCCACGCTTCTTGGTATTTAGATCATACCTTTCAGCACACATCTCTAACGATAATGGTTTCTTCTGCCCCCGTTGTAACACATACTCTGCAAGCATCGTGTCAAAGACAGGGCCATCATAATGAAACCCACTCTCCCACAACCATACAAGATCATGCACGATATTGTGACCAATAAGTATCGTGGCTCTGTCGAGTAAATCTTGTACACCGGAACCATCAAAGCTTATTAACCTCACGCCTTCCATTTCGGTAGGCTGACCGTGAACAGAGTTGTGGTAAATAGTGAATAGCTTTTCCTCTCCTTTGTCTGTTAGTGTACCTATCATTACGATATCATTGTCAGGCTCGAAGGGATCGAAGTGTATCTTACCATCCCTCTCAGTGACAGTATGTTCTATGTCAAGCGTTAGTTTCATTTGCTCTTTTCCTTAATTTATTTCTTGCTCGTTGCTGTCTAGCCAAATACTTCTCGTGAGATGCCTTCATCTGAAACCATCTCTTCAGAGAAAATCTTTTGCGTACTCGACCCTCCATACAAGTGGGATCACCAGAGTGACTTGTCATGTGTGCCCACTTTCTTCCTTCCTTAACATACACAATACGAAGACCACTGCCTATACGTGGGGCTTCGTCGCCAAGTTGTAGGTCATATCGTGTGCCATATTTTTCTTGCTTTATTTCATGCCACTCGTCCCAGTTGTTTTCTACAATGCTATATTCATTTCTTTGCTGAACCTTTCTGGGTCTACCCCTCTTTGGTTTAGGGCGTAGAAATTCCGGTATGTCCAGTAAGTCATCAAGATAGTTCATGGTATTTTTTATCTCCGTAGAATAATGTTATCTCGTCACCAGAGTAGATAGGTCCGCTAGGAAGTAAGTATCTTACTCTAACAGATGGGCCTCTGTCAAGGTTGTCTCTTGTTCCCAGCAAAACCCACGATAAATTAAAAGACTCAACTGCCGTTGATGTCTTTAGATAAACTTCATCCTCCGTTGTTATACAATTAGGCTCCTCACTGTGGTTTATAAATGCACCCAGTGCTGTTCGTAACCAACCTAAAAGCGGATGGTATACATGGGTAGCCACTGTACCATTGTCAATAAAATCCTTTGCGGCAAACAAACCCAACCCATGTATAGCAGACTCGCTAATAGTAAATCCTATAGGTAATGCTCTTTTATTCATGCTGTGTACCTTGCTGTTCTGTAGTCAAGTTCGCAAATGATACGCCCATGCCAACCAGATAGTTTATTTTTCACAACATTCAAATGCCGCTGCGTACTTTCCTCCTCTCCGTTTACTCCCTCTACAGGAGGGTTCTTTGCAATGAGTATCATAAGGTCAGCTTCCGCTGCCTTACCTGTTCGACTGCCTTCCATCATAGCTTGGTTCAACTGTATCTTACCCTCTGCATCTGCACTTAACTGTGACATGTAGAACATAGCGCACTCATACATCTTAGCAATCTGTCTTGCATATACAACGTTAGCTTTCAATGCTTCATCAGTACGAGCAAAGCCCTGTGTTGTGGCAAACTTATCTCCCATGTCCAGCACTACGATGTCAGGCTTGTATGATTTACATACGCTCTCCACCCACCCCATGTCCTTACCCGTTACGTCCTTAAGAAAAATGTTATTTCTAATCTTTCCGTACATGTCCCATGCAGCTTTGGGATTTTCCTTTATCTGCATCAGCGTCATGCCAGTGCAAGCCTGTAGATATCGTGCACCCACACGAGGTGAACCCTCTTCATTACACAGTACCATACAGCTTGCTCCTTGTGCAGCAAAGCCTTTAGGTGAGGCCACCATACTAGCATGAAAGGATGTCTTGCCTACGTTAGATCGTGCACCTATCTCAATCAAGTGACCAGCGTTAACACCTTCTACCTTTGTGCACAAAGTGGGAATGTTAAACTTCCAGCGTGTCTCCAGATCGTTCTGTGCAAGCAGTGTGTCAATGGATATGTCATCCCACTCCACGTGCAGGTCAGGCATGAAGTCATCAGTGTACCTGTCAAGCAACTCACGTAACGGCTCCAGCGTAGCTTGTGTACCATTCACATAATCAAAACCCAGATTGGCAACCTCCTCACCCACTACTTGCTGAAACAGTTTAGATAACACCTCCTGTGCTACATCCTTGCCTAACGGTTGCTCTCGTTTTATTCTATGAAACAGATCACCATATGCTTGCTTCTGTGCTGTGGTCATAGAGGGATTGCCCGACATGAACAGAGCCTCTATCTCATCAGGCGTAACGGTTCTATCATACTTCTCTATGGCTACATCAAGAGCATGTTTGATCTTACGAATGTCCTTGCTAAACAATCTGTCGGGACACCTCGCCCCTCTGTGATCGTCATAGAACTCCTTGTCCATGAGGGACCGTACTAAAGCTAGTTCCATATTAAGTTCTCCAAATTTTGAATGTCTTGTGGATTTCTGTATTTCAAATCGTCGCTTAATCTTAACACACTTACTTCCGAATGTATAGACCTCAGTTCCTGTGCTATGCCTAGTGTCTTAGGCAACGCGTCTGGATCAAGTGCTACTATTAGCTTAGTGTACTCTGCCAACGGCTTCTTGTGAGTATCTTGTAAGGATGTACCCAACAGCGCAACGCCGGTACACTGAACACTTGATCCTATAACTGCTGCACTGGTGGCATCCTCCACAACCACTGCTACCTTTCCTGCTCCATATATGTACGGTAACCCAGACTCTCCATACCTCTTCCATTTTGGAAGTCTATTTGATAGAGATCGTCCTACTCCATCCACCATAGTTTTATCTCTGAATATGGGAAACACTATTCTGCTTTCTTTAATATCATACATGGGGCAGGGTTTCATATCGTGTAAATACCACTGCGCTAAAAATTTCTTAAGCCCATCATGGTTGCCACCCCGTACTATATAGACTGGCTTCTCCCACACTGGCTCTTTTACTTCCCCAGACTGCATGGTATTTCGTATGTCATCAGCACTTAGATACGTACGGGTGCCCCCCTGCACAAAACACCCTGCCTTGTAACAATTCCAAACAATCATTCCATTCTTGTTAGTTACTGTGAACGTCTTGAACCCGTCGCAAACAGGACAGTTGCGCCTAACTGTAGCCCCATTTACAACATCCAAATCATCTACAAAGTTTCGGATGTCCATGAGTTATTCTCCACAGATTTCAACAGGTCTTCAGTTGTTGCAAGGTGCTGTACAAACTTCTGCCTTCCATCGTCCCACCATTCAGGTGATGCCCTGCCTCTATTCCACCTAGCGAAGTACACCTTCTCACCCCTGTAGTAATTACGATACGCTGCAACGGGATCACCCTCAACCTTGTACTCGTCTGGCATACACTGAGGAAAGGGAAGCGGTGATCTTATGATAGTTGTTTCATGTGGTGCATCCTCATAAAAAGCTGTACGTAATCTCTCACTTGCATGATGCTTGCCATATCTGTGTGTATATTCTTTGCATAAACCGTCGAACAATCGCCTTGTCCAAATATAGTTGATAACATTATTCCGTACCCACACAGTAGATGGGTGATTTTTGTGGGCTACTCTGTACATGCCGTGCTTATCTGCATACGCACTGTCACTGTCTGTCATACGCCACGCTGTAGATAACATCTGTGCCGTCTCAAGTACCATCTTGACTACATGTTTATCGCAGTGCATCTCCGCACATTCGTATGCGTCATTGCTTAATCTAAATATATTCATTTCAATTCTCCTACATTATATGGCAATTGTTCATAATTATATAGAACAAATCACTTATACGCAACACCTCATCAGAATCGTCTGTCGCACTCTCCTGTAGATAGGAGAATTGTAATTGATAAGATTCTTCTTCTCTCATTACTCTGGATTCATATCCTTCTTCTTTCTGCACATGATGTACTAATTCATGCAGTAGAAAACTTCTATCTATTAAATTGGATTTATTCCAATCATCCAATAAATAGATTATGGTGTGGTTCATATCATACAATGCTCTATAATTAGTGTCACAAGCATCCTCTATGGTATAGAGAGTATATAATTCTTCAGAGGAAAGATACTCAATTTCCGGTAGTGGAACATCTTCCACTGGGAGAGTAGAGTTGGCTCCTATCCAGATAAGTAGGGATACCATCAGTTCTTTCATCTTATCCTTCCTTCCCTTTCTTTACTTCAAGCGCAGTCTCAAAATCTTTAATCCTAACCCCCATAAGGTAGGTGTCGTTGGCCTGTCGTTTTCTTTTACATTGCACTAGTCTCTTTATTTTTCGTATCCAATAATTTAGCTGATCATAACGCCTTCCTTTACGAGTGTACTTAGTAAGTGTCTCAGTCATTCTGTGTCTCCAGTTCTCTTATTCTATTTTCTAACCAGCGAAGTATCATAATATATTCTACATCTTCCTTATCTGTTCTTGTCATGTGTAGTTCTTTCTCATCCTTAAGTGTATAAAGAGCATTAGTTTCTGCATTACTTAACATTATGTATCACCTTTCATGCGGCATGGGTCTATGCTTTTACCATAACTTTGCCTCTGTGTCAAGGCGGAATTAGCACTGGCATACGTGTGTGTCAGGTAAGGCTTGACACTTTGTGGATTAACATGCCCCGTCACGGACATGATCTGACCCATAGAAACACCGGCATCATTCATCTGTGTTGTGCCCGTTCGTCGCAGGTCCATGAGCCACAGTTCAGGCGGCAATCCTGCTGCCAGTATCACCTGTCTGCCCACCTTAGATAATCGTTGTTTGGTGTATGAAATAAATTCTCCACTACGTGGTGTTATCATGGGGGCTACATATTTTTGAAAGCCAAAATCCTCGTGTTGCTGTGTGAGCATACTCGTCAGTTCTACTGAAATGGGCAGACTAACAGCCGCTCTTTTCTTTGACTGCTCAAGATCAACTCGTCTACCTTCAAGGTCTATGCTCTCCCACTCCAACATTCGTATGTCACCCAGTCTCTGCACCCATTCGTAGGTCATTTGAACAATCAATCCCACATTCCTCCACTTCCATTCCGCATATGCTGTGTTGAGAAACTGAACAACGTGATCATGTTGCCATACAACCTTACGTTGTACAGGTGTTTTCTTCTTGACATGCGTAAAAGGATTGAACGTGATGTACTCTCTGTCAATTGCGTAGTTGTATAATATAGATGCAGCAGCGCATACATGATTAGCATATTGTATTCCCTGAGTGATCCAACTTTCGTATGCACCCTTCGCACGTCTTGTTGTAACATCAGAAATCCTAGCATCTTCAAGGGTTTGCACCATGTTGTTAAGAAAATACTTGTAGTCTTTCTGTGTGGATTTGCGTAGAAGTTTGAAGTTACTACTGTTGCAATAATCACGCACTAGAAAAGATAATTTACTTCCCTTGCGTACATCCAATATTTTTGCTTGACTTTTCTCTTTCATACGTATGCCTTTCCGTAGTGTATGTCCTGCCCCTCAAGCTGATTTCGTATCCCGTATACGGAAGAACCCGTCGTATTTAGGATAATCCCGCATAAACTTACGTCCGTAATAGGCTCTGTGGTTGTTGTTCAGCTTGAACTCATCCCCGCGAGTCTCTATGTCGGTGTGCCACCGTATGCGCTCAAAGATTGCGTTGACGGAATAGTTCTTCCGTCCCGCTTGGATGGCTTGGAACGTGAACTTCTTGAATAAATCGTACACTCGCGGGTTGTCGTGGTGAAATTCCCGCCATTTGGCCTGAAGACCGTCGTCAAATAAAAGTATCTGTGTGTTCATCATCGCCTCTGTTTTAGTCATCTGAATACTCCTTCGGAACCTTGCCCCATCCAACTGTTCTATCCCACTGCCTTTGTGTGTATATGTTGATAGGCTTCTTGTCCTTATAGCACTTCTTGCATTGCTGCTGCAATCCATTCGGACTACCCCATGCAAGTGCAGAAGACTGTTCATGGAATACTTCACCACACGTAGCACACCTCCATTCTCCTCTGTCTGTTGGTGTATAGTCTTGCGCTCCAGCTATACCAGTTCCGTTCATCTGTTGAGCACCAGCAGAAGATTAATCAATGCTAGTACAGCCACAGCATAACGTGTGAGTAACTGTTCGAGTTTAGTTATCTGAACTGTTTTATCACGCAAACAGGCGTAGTAGCTACGTGCGGCTATTCTCAAATCTTTTTCGGGTTCGTTCTTACTCATTCATTCTGCTCCTATAAAATAAAAGCGAAGGCGATGAGGATTAACCCCACCGCCCACGCAAAACCCAACAGAAAATCGTGCACTACGCTGCTAGTTCAAGTGCACGAAACTGTGGTGTGCTGACCCACTTGCTCACGTCCTGCTCACGCCGAAACATGGACTGTGCCTGTGTATCGTTACCTGTCTCACGCAGCTTGAACCCGTTGCTCTCATTGGCATGTGAGGCATAGTTTGTGAACGCACTGTACAATGAGAACAGATTTTGCCCCCGCTGTGCAGCTTCCATGTTGTACACGTTCATCATCTTGTCCGCCTTGCTATCAGACTTCAGTACCTCCTCAAGCATCAGCTTCACCTGATCGTGGCTCACGTGAGTAGAAGCCCACGTCTGTAGCTTGCGACCATGAGCATAGAAGTCCTGCTTCGCATTGCGGAGTTCATCAATGAATTTATCGAGTGAGAACATCAGAGTGTTCTTACGTCGAACCGTATCATATTCACCACTGATCATGCCGTTGGTGCAGAAGAAGTCAATGCCACCATAGAACACTTGGTTGGAACATGAACCATCGATACCATGCAGAGCAATCACACGCTGTGCTATATCAGTCGTGTGCTTCAGCGTTTCAACACGCACCTTCACGTTAGGAAAGGTGGTATCCATCATAGCCCATGCACCGTTACGAGCAGTGCGAAATGTAACTTTCACATCCTCCAAATCGGGAGAGTTTAACTCCTCAATCATAGTGTCTTGAACACCCCGAAAGAAATCGGGATGACTGGCACAGTTAAACTTGTGGCCTACCGTGTCAAGGTACTGCCCCGTGTTTGCATTTACCACGTACTTCTTATGTGGCACAAGCGTAGGCTCAAAGGCTACGGGAAAGTCAATGTGTTCTGGAATGTTTCCAAAAACATTGGCACTCAAACTATTATACATCTGTGTATTTAACATTACTCAGTCTCCTTTATCTCAATACGATACGGACTGCCATCAGACCGTTTCTTTAAGACAACTACGGTTACTTTGCTGCCATTATCTGCCTTGCAGAAGTAGATGTCCGCATCTCCCCACGCATGGTCTACGTCTGGTGTGTATTGTATTATTCTGTAATCAGCCATGTGTGTGTGTGCCCTTTCGATTGTACCTCCATTATACTGATAACATCTCAGTTGTCAAGTATTTTATTTAAGATAGGTATGCCCTTCAAGAATGGCAGTCACCATCATATTCTTCGCCCAGTTGGGCATAGGTATACGCTTGTGTGCGTAATAGTACAGCGCACCATCCACACGGTCCTCACCGTACCCGTTGTACGCAAGGTAGGCAGCTATGACTGCATCCTCCCATCCTGTCAGGTTGTGTACAACATCGGACTTGCCGTCACAGTACCAACTGAACTGGCACTTGTCACGCACTGGATAATACACACGCCCCTCATTTGACAGAGTTTTATCCTGTGCAGTGCGCCAGCTTTCTCGTGTCGGTCCCTCCGTAATCACTTCACACACAGTGCCGTACACGCTTCGGTCTACACGGTTCATTACAACCTGTGAAACCGCCATCATCTCATCCATGCTCACGCCTCGTGCCTCGTGATAAGCATTCAACGCGAGACAATACAACTCTTCATGAGTATCGGCTGGGTTTGTGTACGACACCGGATTTGTAACCGCAAACCCCAACACTATTTGTGTCAGAAAAGTTAGTGCTGTCAGAGAAACTTCAAGCATCAATGAAACTCCTTTACATAGGCCAACTCAACAGACGCAAGAGGGTGCTGGCTTTGTACCAACTCAATAGCGTACTCCGCTGTGCTTATCCAATCCTCCTCATCATAACTTTCGGGATAAGGACTTGCATAAAAGTAAAGTTCTTTTCGTCCATGAGTATGCTTCTTATAATCATGCACATCAATTCCTACGTGATTTCTCTCTTGGATTGCCATAGCTCTTTTCCCTTTCCTGTTGACGTACACGCCGCTGTTTACGGCGTTGCTGTTTCCAATCGTCTGGACGCTTAGTAGTGTCCTTACGCTTCTTGCCGTTACTCATCTTCGATTTGGTGTCGTATTCGCTGCCTATCATTGCCTTTTCCCTTGCGTGTGTATTTAATACGGCTACGTACAATACGTGGTCTAAACTTAGCATCCTCCAATGAGTGTGCCGTAAGGCTACGCCGCTTCTGCTGACGCATCCTTCCTTTTAGCTTTCTTGTGTATGTCATCACGCTCTCCTGTCACGCCGGAATCGATGATGCGCTCCACATTGTAGAACGGGTTATCATACAGAGAGTATAGGTCCACTGTCAAGGGGTAATACCGGACGGTATGGCCTTCCGCAACCTTGAGAAAGTTTTCTTTCTTAGTAACTTTCACATACCATCCCTGCCCTTTGTTTGTAGTACGTGTGATCGTAGGCTCCACTCCTTCCTCAACTAAAAGGTTCAGCACACTTGAGACTTTGTCGGGTCCGGTGCATGTAAGTGCCCTCAGATTGATACCCTCATCACACACTACAGGTGTCTCCTTTGTGAACAGGCTCTTGACCCTCACCACAATGCGTTGCAGCAATGTGGGATATGTTGGCCTGTCATATTGATTTACGTAGTTGTATACTATACCTAGCATTTTAGTTCTCCTCATACATGTTGTTGCGAATGAGAGCCTCATCAAAGCCCATGTGTTTCATGTTGTATATGTACTGGTCATCCGTGTGGCGCTCATTCCACCACATCTGAGTGAACCAGTCAACCTTTCTCTCCCAGAAATCTTCGACTGGAATTATTAGACAGGTATTCCCGTCACTTCTGGCTCGTCCATCTTCTTCAGACATTCCTCTACCTCATCTAAAAAGTCAGCGTGTTTCTGATTATTGAAAATTGCAGGTGTTTTGCACATAATCCAAAACGCCCTACGCAGTAACTCTCGTTCACTCTCGCTCATTGAACCACTCCCATGTGTTTTGTTCAGCCATCTCAGCCGCAACGCTGGCATCATAGCCTTGCAGTAGCAGACGCTCCACCTCATCCTCGAACCAGTCCTCAAGCATACTTTGCACTTGGCTTGGTAAACTCATTATTTTTCCTTTCATCAAATAAAACTTCTACTCTCTTACGCCAGTCAGTAAATCTGACAAGCCCTGCAAAAGTAGGTTTTTCACCACTCTCAATGCAACATTCGAGATACATTTCTTGATATTCAGACATTATTCTCTGTCCATTATGTAATGAGAGATTATGTACTTGGCCCGATTAACATACTGACTAGCCATTTCCGTATCTCCACATGACATCACCA